CCCGTGGTGACGTTTTGACCTGCACCAGATCCCACAGCTACGTTGTACATATCAGTAGCTGTTGCAGGGTTTTGGCTTGTTAACGCAAAAGTTCCTAACGCTGTAGAGTGACTACCAACTGTATTAGCGCCTAAAGCTCCCTGACCAACTCCAACATTTTTATCTGCGTCAGTGAGAGCATCACCAGCAAGACCGCCAACAAGAACATTGTAAATTCCTGTGGTGACTGATGTTCCTGCTGAATGCCCCACTGCTACGTTATAAGCATCTGTGCCAGCATTTTGGCCGTTTAACGCACCTTTACCTATCGCTACATTTTTGCCGTGACCATCTTCAGTGGCAAGTGCGTTAAAACCAATTGCAACATTTTCATCACCCGTAGTAATCGCCGTACCCGCTTCATCGCCCACGACCACGTTGTAGTTGCCGCCAGAGGTAATGCTGTTACCTGCGTTGACACCAAAGCGGACGTTTGAGGTTCCTGCGGTAGGGGTGGATAGAGAGCCGTCTGCGGCTAAGGTAAATACTACCGCGTTATTAGCGAAAAAATTTACTGGATCATCTGAAGATGTACCAAACTGAAGAACATTGCTGCTTGCCTGTAAAAATCCAGAAGTAGAAGCACTGCTTATAGATAAAGTATCTTTAAGTGTAATAGTAGAGTTAAACGTAGCCGCACCCGCCGCTGACATATCAAGGGTGAGGGCTGCGATAAAACTCCCTCCATCATTTCCTCTTAAAGTAAGATCTCCATCTGATATTGGATTTGTAATGAGAAAATTATTGGAAGATTTACTAAGATGCGCGTATGTGGTGCCTCCATCTTGAAGGTTTACATCACCCCCATCTGCATCAAGGTTAATGTCGCCAGCAACATCTATAGTCAGATCGCCAGAGGACAGATCAATCTCCGTCCCATCAATCGTGATGTTGTCTACGACTACGCCAGCGTTGGCAGTGACTACACCAGTGACACCCAGAGTTCCACCCACGCTCAGATCATCCGTAATCGTCAGATCGTCTTCTACGGTGAGGTCAACGACGTTGAGGTGAGCAAACGCATCAACCATCGCGCCGCCACTTCCCGCCCCATCCGAGTAGATAGCTTTGGTCTGGCCGTTGGGAACTGTGACCGTCGCGCCACTGCCCTGCTTGATGATGATGTTCTGTGACCCCGATGTGCTATTTTGTATGAGCCAAAGCTTGCTAACAGTGTTCGGGCCAATAGTTATTGTGCAAGCAGAATCGAGTGTGCCAGTGTACTTAAGGAAAAGACTCCTACCGGGATCAGTAGAGCCGTCAGCAATAGTAGTAGTATGAGTATCAGCGTTCGTCGTGATTGCTTCTGTGCCAAATGAAAATGCCTCAGCAATTAATTCGAGGTTAGTATTTGTACTCGTGCCCCACGTACCAGATTCGTCACCAGTGGCGATCTCTTTGAGCCGTAAATCGTTTACATAAGTTGCCATTTTAAGCTACCTCTTCCCAATCAGGGGTTTGACTGTCATTAATACTCGACCAACTAGGGGTTTGGCTGTCGTCAATAGTAGACCAACTCGAGTCTTGGCCCGGAACAATTTTTCCCCACACCAACGCGCCGCCACACAAACCATCAGCAGACACACCTGTAGGAACAACGTCAGCCGCTGCACTCGCAGTGACAGTTCCGATCTCAGTTGTTCCAGCGACTCCCGTAACACTAACTTTGTTTTCTGTGCGTACCGATATGGTGCCAAGCGCAGACGTACCTTCAACGCCGACAGCAGAAACATTGGCTGCGGCGTCTGTTGTGATAGATCCGACGACGCCCGTCCCAGAAACGCCTGTGACAATGATTGTTCCCGACGCGTCGACCGTGACTGTACCAACTGCAGACGTGCCGACATTGCCTGTAACGGAAGCGTTAGCCGTTGCCGTAACCGTAACAGAACCGATCGTACCTGTCCCGGCAACGCCTGTAACAGACGTATTGGCTGCCGCAGAGGTTGTGACAGACCCGATCGCGCCCGTCCCAGAAACGCCTGTAACGGAAGTATTAGCCGCGCCTGATATTGATACGGAACCAACCGCGCCCGTCCCAGAAACGCCTGTTGGAGTGACGTTCGCACCCGCTGTAACAGTAACTGAACCGACTGCGCTCGTACCTGCAACGCCTGTGACCGACGCATTAGCTGCTGCTGCAACGGTGACAGAACCGACTGCGCTCGTACCTGCAACGCCTGTAACCGACGTACTGGCATCTCCAGATACCGTGACTGTGCCAACTGCGGAAGTGCCTGCGACACCCGTGACAAGGACTGGAGCCTCTTCGCTCCATGCGCCCTCACCCCAAGTGCCTCTACCCCAGCCGGTAACATTCGCCACACGTTAAATCCTATGCGATGCGAATGATCGCGTTAGATGCGTCAGCGGTTGGAAACTGAATAGTAAAATCGCCTGCTGTGCTGGTCTTATCACCACCAAAGTCGAGCGCACATACCGCTGGATCACCAGAAGCACTGTCATTAAATATGAGCGCCCCTCTTGCAGTCACCGTCGCATTTGAAAATGTCAGATCGGCAAAGTCTGTTAGTGCGGTAGTGCCCGACGTACTAGGATCAACTCGCGTAAGAGACGCACCTTTGGCAGTATAATTAGTGCCCGATACTTCGTTCGAAGTCGTGTAAGCAGTTGTACCCGCACCCAAGCTCGCAGAACTTGTGTACAGCGCAAGATTGAACGTGCTTCCGCCGCTGTTTTTAAAATTGTGAACGGCTTCTAAAATCTCTTGCTTGAAGCTCGTGCATAGTGCTGTCGTGATAGCCATTATAGCCTCCTGATTATATTAGCCATTTCACTCTGGCCTTGTTTCTCTAACTCACCAATTAGCGTCGTTCTGTCGCTTTTTATGGCTTCCTTAATATAGTACAAAGCCGTGGCTTTGACCGCTTCTTTGAACGCTTCTGCTTGTTCTGCGATTGCCGGGTGACAATTGCCACCAACGCTGACAACCCTGTCGGATATAGCTTGGGCCCAAAATTCGGGGTCGTGACCTTTGTTGACTGTCGTAGCAACAGAAATTTGTCCCAACCCTGATTCAGAAACAGCAGCAAACATGTCTATCTACCTTTTGAAATGTCATAGCGATACTCATCTCGAGCACCATAATCTTCTCCCAGAGCTTTCAAAGCCGCTACTGCTTGAGCAAACCGCTGGTCGTAACCCGCCGCTTCTTCTGGGACCTTTAGAAAAGTTGCAGCCTCTACCAAAGAACCATACAACATTGCATCCGGAGCGTTGGTGGAAAGCCACGTAGTTCCACTTTCTGCACCCGCCGTTAAAGAATCCGGGCGATACTTGTAGTGCAGTTCAAAAGTCAACGTTGAGCTCGGCGTGGGAGCTAAAATAAACGTCGTATCGTCAAATAAAGCGTAATACTTTGGAGTGCCCGTAGTTGCGGGGTTTGGAGTATATGACCTTATAAAAGACACCTGCTTAAACAACAAATACTCGTACTCACTACTAGAAATCACCGCCAAGCTATACGGACTCAAAAAGTCCGTGGGTGTCGATAAATAAGTATTACCCGCCGCTGCTGTACCGGTGACGTTCTTGCGGAAAAAAGGCAACTCAATGTTTTTGAGTATGCGTTCTTCCGCTTCTTTGATGAACACGGGCAAGTTGTTTACAAACGTGGTTTCTGCGCTTTCACAGTAGTCTTGTATGGCCGTCTTCAATGTGGCTAGTGTAAAACTCATGGCGTAGATACCTCGACATTGCCGACCTGCCCTGAAGCTTTTACAGGAATAAACCGTTTTTCAGTCAGTAACGGAACACCTACCGTAATAACCAAAGGTTCCACCCTGTCTGGACGTGCGTTCCTGATCGCTTGTGGATCGCTCACACTCGGCGGCGGAAACAACTGCGGTTGCTTCGCCTCATACTCATCCGGGCCTACTAAAGACCCATTCCACTCTTTCTTCATGCGATGCAGTTTGTATCTAAAGCCCGAGCGGTCAGAAATACCGTATGCGTTTTTGCCGTTAGCGAAACCAGACATCGTTAAGTCCTATAGTAGTCGTACGACGGACTGATCCGTAAAGACGCTCGATCTCGGTCTTCATCCATCGCGCGTTGCATTTCTTCTTCGTACACCTGCTTCAACACGCCCATCATTTGCGGATTGCGCTTCATAGCTAGGTAATACGCTAAACCCGCAGTCAAACACGGGTAAAAACGAAAAGGAACGTCAACAGTGTTGGTGTTAGTGTCTGCGTCATCAATACGCGTCAATCGATTAAACTTCACAACATCTGTGTTGTTTTCTGGTGCGGGCCACACCTTGAGGATCGGCGTGATTTGGCGATCTAGAAAAAACTCGTTTACCCTTCCGGTTTGCGCTTTATTCGGAATGTTGAGGTAACTAGATCGACTTACTCGTTCTATTTGGAAATCGGTACTGTCCCTTGTGACCACCGCCGACAAAATGTCGATAGTGCTACGCACGTCATCAAAATCGACCGCAGCACTGACGGTCGTTGTAGCCGCACTGGTCCCGCCGGTAATCGTTTCAGAAGCCGAAAAAGTGCCGCTAGGAATGGTGATCGCCAAAGTCGTAGAACTGGGCTTACTAGTTATAGATGCAGTGGCGGCGCTAGTACCTCCAGTTATTGTCTCTGCTATAGAAAAAGAACCGGAATCCGCGACCGTCATTGTCAAAGTACCGCCGGGGTACTCTGTTATGCCGGTTGCCAAAGGTATCGTCGTTTGCTCAATCGTCCATTGATTGAGGCCACGATTCGCCCAATCTGCAAACAATAAGTTCAAAGACCTACGAGCAGTTTTTAAGTCGTAACCCGTGCGAACTTCTAGGCCACAGCGTTCAAATGCCTCTTCGACATACTCTGCAACGTCCAGTTCAAAATCTTTGCTGCTACTTGTTGTCATTGTATAAGTTGTCAAAAATTTGGTTTACATCAAGCGTGTAATCTAAATCGGATTTGGAGTAATGTATATGCGCAGATGGCTTAAAGTCTGGCCCACCTTCTCCTGTTTCGAACCATGCCGGATGAGTAACACGCACCCTGTTATTCGGCAGGGCTACTATGTTTCCGGTCCAATTACCCGCATCTAGCAACTGCAAAACGTGACTTTGCTTGTGCTGCGCAGGGTCGTCGGCAATCTCGCTTTCTGTGTAATCCACCGTAAACAAGTACTTTGCTGGATACATTTCACCATCAATTTTTGCCAACCAAGGACACGGTGTAGCCCTATCTAAAACGTAAACCGCGTGATGGTGCGAGCTACAATCCCAAGGCTGTGCAGCCCATACCGGCATTGCATCGGGCCACTCTTCTAGTGGAATGTCTCCTACCAAAGCGGTAATTGGCATCCGAGCCCACATTGCACCGCCATGTACGGTGTCTTCTTCCTCGCCTTCAGCCTCTATGCCGGTAAAAATAACTTGAAAACTCAAGCACCTACACGGCATGGTAGTGACACCTATCACCATTGCATGAAGAAATTCCCCGTGGTAATTCTCATGGTTGTGCGTGTATTCACGCCGCACCCAACACTTAAAGTGCGGGATGTTAGATTGTAGATAGGCCATTTTTAGATTTTGCCGCCTACCTTGTCACCTTTTTTCTTA